AGAAACTCGCACCCAATTGACATAGTCATGCGGTAACACATAAATTAAAGAATCCGGCACCGTAAGTTCTAAAGCCCTAACCTCCTTGAATGCATCATAATTAAGCTCCTGGATAGCTCTTTTTGCGTGGAATATTACCTTATGCCTTGGTGTGTTATTAATTAAAGACTGGTTCCCAACATACATTAACATAAAATTATTAACTATATCAATCAATGATACATATTGATACGAGCCCCAGTTTTTGTCTTCGGGTATATTGCCATTATTTGTATAATAGGCGTAGTTAGATAAATATGCCATTTATATGTTTTTTGTTCCGTAATTTTCTTCTAAAGATTGCTCCTTTGCGATAGCAAACTGTGCCACTTGAATTTCTCTAATGGTTATGCCTAAATAAGATAATATCTTAACAACAAGCTCCACTTCAAACCCGGATGATAGCTCGAAATCCTGATAGTCTGGCTGAGATTGATTAAATACAGGGTCCCCGCTGCTTAATGTGCTATAAGTCCACTTTGGAGTCTTAGGGTATCTGAAATAATCAGCAACAACAGCCCCATAGGTATTTATTGTTTCCGGATAACACCCGATTGTTTGGCCAATCATTGAATATGATGGGTACAAAACACTTGGGGCCGTCAAATTAGAGGCGTTTAGCATCGTTATATTTACATTCGATACCTTTTCTGCTACCGAAAAAGTCTTGCTGTTGTATATGTAATACTTTTGGTCTAACGCAGTAAATATATTAGAGGACAATGTCAATTGAGTGCCACTAACAACACCAACAACAATTGCTGAAGAATATGAGTCAGCGTTAAATACTATATCACCAACACTTACGCCGGATTGTACAAAATCAGAAGATGTGTCATTTAGCTCGTCAACAACCACAGAAGATACAAGACCTTGCACTAAAAGAAGCGGGTAAACTGTTATTTTATTAATCATATAAACAGCGTCACCAGTAGTTATAATCGATGGCGTGTAAAAATAATTCCCCGACTTATGGATAAGTGCTTTACTTACAAGGAAAGACTCAATCTCTTCCTCTATAGCCTTTCTTTTGTCCGCATACTCAGTCCCGGAAAGTCTTAAGGTTTCAGCGTTTATTGATGAATTATAATCAGAAAAAAGGCCTTCGAATATCTCTATCTGTGCATTATTCGCAAGTAAATTAAAATCAGAAGGAGATACATACCCGTAGTTGTTTTTATTGAGAATTGCAAGAACTGTATTTCTAACAGAGTTTATCATTTCTTATTTTCGACAAAGATACAAAAAAATAGGGGCAAATAACTTACCCCTATTTTTTTTTGTATATCTATAATTTATTTACTTACCGGCAATAGCATCAAGCGACTTAAGAATTTCTATTCCATCCTCGGACATAAGAAATCTACAAGCTGCATCCTGAGGAGTTTCCCCAAAAGGCACGCTTATTAGCTTTTCCTTTCTTGCGTCAGTTGTAATCCAAATATCTTTTTCGTTATTTTTCGTCGACAATAAGCCTTCCTCAAAAAACATACGAACATTTGCCTGGTGCTTTAGCTCAGGGTCTCTTGTTATCCCGAGGAACAAAGAAGGGTTGTTCTTTGCATAAACCCTGACGTCCCTTTTCAATTCAGCGGTGTTGATTTTCGAAGGGTCCTTCCCAAATATGACCCGGTAGACCATCTCTAATTGAGACAGGCTCATTTCCCTTGCTTCCTTAACCGCATCATCTTCGATATCCATTCTGACAATCTCCTCCTCCGCATCCTTTTCCTTATCAACCTCAACAAAAACAACCCCATTTAATGGGTGTAGTGATAACATCTTTTGCAGGGCCGGGCGATTATACGGAACATGAAGCATCCCGTCTTCGAATAATATAGGCTCCAAGATTGCATTTCCATCTTGCTCATCCTCGAACGGGCTGTTTTGATTGGAAGCGTATCTTAATGCTCTGTTCTCTCCCTTTTCTTCATCGAACCACAGCAATGGGAATTTTGGATGATTTCTTGACGGTAACGAATAAGACAATGGAGCTCCATTTAATAGTCTGTACGTTTTGTCTTTAGGCGTTTCTGCCTCTTTTTTTGCTTTTTTGAAAACTGACATTTTATTTGTATTTAATTGTGAAAAATAAGAAAAACAGGTCAGTGTCCTTGAAGACACTGACCTTAAATATAACTACTAACCAAAACGGAACAGCATGAAGTTATTGGCTCCGAGCGTACACAAGCATCGCTCTGAAAGGAAATGAACCTCCATCGCATCCAGGTCGCTGGTTGAAGCACCTCCGGCCCCGCCTACAACCCAAGTTTTATATCTTCGGTTTTCGGTTTGTGAAGCACGGTATCGAACGTGCAAGAATGGCCGCTTAGCATTTTCTCCTAAGTTATGGTCATAAACATTCGTAGAACCAGCTGGCACAAGAATACCGTTTACGGTACCTGTTGCCGTAGCAGCTGTTGTGTTCATTGCCCCTCTCATTGAAGGGTCATTGAGGTATCGCCAATCTGTCTTGTAAAAATCATATCCTCGACGGAACCCGGAAAAGCCTAAATTCAGAGCCATCTGAGAGTTATTGTCAAATAAACCAAACGAAGGACCGTTTGCTGCGGAAGAACCGTTAAACCCACTCAATGTAGCTAACATATTGTCAATGTCAAAACTAAGAGTCCGGTTGCAAAATAATGCATTTTCCTCGATAGCCCCCTGTCGGTCAAGCCGTGCAACAACAGAATCCCAGTCGGATAAAGCAGTTGGCGTACCGGCGCCAAACACATTCCCTCGTAAGTTCACAACGTAAAACAACCCCTCTGAGCCTTTAAAGCCTGCGGCTAAAGCACCTGATGTCGCCTCTGCCGGGGTAGCTTCAATCATTGATGTTTCAAGGTAATCCTCAAAACGCATACGGGTTTCATGTTGTGACTTCAAGTACCAAAGGTACCCGCCTGGAGCGCCGGATTCAGGAGATATTTCAACCCACCCTATTTGAGCCATATCTGACCCACTAACAGAGTATTTGTCCTTAATAATTACAGGGCTATTTTGATAGATATCATTCTCTCCCTCCAGCGAACCAATCATTCCGGATGTGCCCTTACGAAATTCTGACCCGTAAATAAATACGCTATAGTCAGCATTGCCAAGGCCTGTACCGGCGGCAGCAAGTCCTGATGCTGCGTAGAACGCCACAGTGAACTGTTTATTTGTAGTATTCACGGCAGTAACAATTCCCTTTGAATGAACGCCGGTTGTATTTCGCTGCAACATAACCGTTTGCCCGACACGAATAGCAATACCTGTAACAGCTGCATCGTTAACCTGGAAAACCCCAGTCGACGCATTGACCAAAGCTGCTGTCCCTACTGATGTATATTTAACATGAAGCCTCCCCTGCTCAGTCCACTTTGCCTGGTCTGATGTCATAGGGATTTCGGCGCCAACCATTCTCAGGAATGAGGCTAAGCTACGGTTCCCGTATCGCTCAAATTCCTTTTCATAAACATCAGGCAAGTATTGACTAAGAAAGTCAAAATTTGTGATGTAATTTGTTGATAACGCTACCTGTTCTGCGGCTGGCTGCAAGGCAAAGGTAGGTGATGATAAAATAGGCATATCTTTTTTTTTGTTTTTTTTGTTTTAAAATAATTAACTACTCTTAATCCTTAAGCCATTCCCGGAATCTGGATTGACGGCACGGACTATTGTGCCTGTATTCCCCTTTGATACTTGCGGCGCACTTCTTACAGAAGTCATAGAGATGTTCTTGCTGTCTTTTTCCATATCCAAAACAGCTTCTGCTTGTCCTTGCTCGTAAAAATACTTCGCAAATTTCTCAGGGTTCATCGCTACAGCCAATGACTTATGATAGCCAGATACGTCTGCTATCAATCCATTCTCATCCAAAAATCTCTGAATAAAATTTTGTGGATTTGATTGAATCTTTTTCAGCTCATCCGCCGGCCCAGGGCTAAAAGAAAGTTTTTTCCCATCTACATCAAATTCAAATCCCTTGAACTCTCCGGAAAACAACTCTTCAGTTTTCTGATGGAACCATTCACGCTTTCTTTTATTCTCCTCCTCTGCCGTATTAGCCTGCGATATATACTCCTTATAGGCCTTGTACTCCTCAATCTCCTCATTAGGAATGCCACTAAATGGAGCTGACTCAGCAACCGTCATGTATTTCTTTTTCTCGGAGTTTAAAAAATTCTTAGCTTCTATAAGAACTTGTTTTTTTGCAATCTTTGCCTTTGATATATGAACAGAATCGTCAATTTCCTCGTCGTAATCATACTCATCCATTAATACATCAATCTCTTCAGCATCCAATCCTGGATTCTTTGCCATCAAGTACTCTCTAATAAGAGATTCCTCCGGCAGTGAATCGATATCTCTATTTAATTTAACAAAATCTTCAAGCCCACGCCCGGTTTCATTTTTGTAGTTCAAGAAAGCCTCTACGTCGCCAGGCAATACTTTCGGCTCTTGCTGACGAAACACATCATCGATAGATGAAACACCCTTGCCGTATTTATCATTCAAATACTTAACAACAACATCATCTGTCAACTCGCCGAATGGCTGGTCTATTTGAGGTTCGGCCACTACCATATCCGGCTCATTAGTTATCTCCGATGACACCTGGGTTGATGCCTCTTCAATCAATTCTTTCTCCATGAAAACAGACCCCTTTAAATCTGGAGATGCCGCTTCTTTTACTGTAAATCCCATTTTGATTTATTTGTTTTAATACTTAATTGATGCAAATATACGTTCTTTTTTTTTTAAAAATTATTATCGAGGCTCAAACTCCTCAAGGCTAAACCCATCTAATGAATCTTCATTTGACTCAAAGTTAACAGGCGGTAGATTGTTTTTTCTTTGGTTGATAAGAACAGACTGCTGTGTACTTTGCATTTTAATTCTGTTATTTTTTTCCCGCTCCTTCTTATCCTCAATACTATTGGATGTGTCGAATTGCGATTTATGAAGCTGCATATTATACATAAATTCTTCCTTCATCAAACTTCTCTTTAACGTAGCCTCTGCTGTTAATATTGAAGTTTGAACTTCTAAGTCCTTATCCTTAAGAAGCAATTTCATTTCACCCTCCTTCTGAATCTTCATAACAGAAAGCTCAGCAGCAATTTTTTGAGACTCCAAATTTCTTTGCGCTAATATTGCGTCACGCTGCATTGCAGACTTAGATTCCATGTCCTGCTTCCTTATTCTCTTGAGTTTTAGTAATTGATTGGCTAATTTAAGGTTTCTTAACTCCCTAATATCAATAGCATCCTCCAAATTTATATCCCCTTTTGATATGGCCATTTGAATATTAGCCTCAAGTTGAGCCTTTTGCTCCTCGTCCGGGGCAACCTCTATAAATATTCCAAAGTCGTATAAGTATAATTCACTGATTTCCTCTAATAAACTTACGTTATATCTTCCTATCTGATTTATAAACTCTTCTTTTGCATCGGAGTATTTAATAATATCAGATATTCTATACGTTATAGACTCCGCTAAGGATTTGTACATATAAATCCCAGTATCCAATATATGCCTTGTAGCTGTATTGGAGCTCATCGCTGCCATCTTCTGAACACCAACTAACGCTCTGTCATCTGGCATTGAGCCATCCCTTGCCTCATTAAGCCCGGTCACACCCCTAATCATATTCAAATAATGCTCGTAATTAGCAAGCAACATCTGAACCTTAGACGCCCCAGACCTGGACTCTAACTGCTGGATAGGAATCCTGGCATTATTATACTCTCCATCCTGCGTATAGCTACGACCAATAACACTACCCGTTTGGAAGTAAAGCCTAAGTGCATCTTTCGGGCTATAAACGCCTCCATCTCCTAAGTCTACTTCATTCACCCCGTCAGCATCAAGAAATACCCCGTCAGGGACAACCTTATTGATAACTTGCTGCAACTTAAGATGTGTCATTTGCGCTAAATCAACAAGAGGTACCATTCTTTTTGCTAATGACTCTATTCTGCCTTTATACATCCTCGGAGCAAAAGCAACGTAATTTGGTATTGCAAACTGAGACGCCGACTTTGGACGGACCATATTTTCGGATAACTCCCATTTCAGTATAATATCAGTCCCAAGCACCATGACGCCATCATACCAAACGTCAATATACTTCTCCACCTTGCTAAATTTCCCATCAGCCATCATCTCTTCTGGAGGATTAAACGACTCATCATTTTTTACAACTCGAACAGCCCCATTATCTAAAATTTTCTTTTTGTAAACAACTCTTTTTGTTGTCTTATAATTAAAATAAAGCAACGTTGTTGTGTTTTTTGAGTATAAATCATCAAATCCTAAATTTGAAATTCCAAAATAACTATTCCACAGGCCTGATGTTTTT